GTTGTTGGCGTAACACAGTTTGCTAAGCCTCAAGCGTTCCAGCGCTTGGGGCTTTATCTTTTGTGAGAAGCAGTGCTACCTGCTTTGCAAGATTCGATAATTCCTCGTCTTCAACTCCCCATTCCAGAATTGCCAACAGCATCGACATCTTCGGGATCATGCTGGATTTCCAACGGGTAATTTGCGACTCATCAACGCCCAGCTGCGATGCGATATTTCGCTGACCGCGAATAGCGATGCGGTTGAAAATGTTGCTGGTAATTGCGTTGGCTCTCTTGCGTGTGCTTGTAAGTTCCATTCGGTATTCTTCCTTTGTTGTTTAGATAGATACGTGCGCAGACCGTGGGGTCTGCCACTTGAATGAATTACCGCGTTGTCGGCGGTTCAGATTGGTAAAGAGCGGGTACTGCTTAGGCGGCTGTTGCCCTCTTAGGAGCAAAAACCAGGTTTTCTTTTGTTACTGGTGCGTGCTGGGAAAACTTCTTAGTAGCTTCCTCGATTGCATAGGCCTTTTCTGACGAGGCTCGGCGAAATCCATAAGCGATTTGATCGAGGTAGCCAACGGAAGTCTTTGCCAACGAAGCAAGGCGACACCATTCGTCGGTTGTAGCCTCTTTCCGCCAGCGGAGCAGTTCATTACTCATGTGCTTCTCCTGTTGGTTACTGCTAAAGCTAGTTTAGCGTTATGCTAAATATTACGCAATGCATATTTAGCATTTTGCATATTTATCGCATTGCTAAACGGTGTGAAAATCTTGGGATGGAAAATAAAGAAATCCGCAAGTCCAACCTTGAAAACCTTATCAATGAGCATCTGAAAAACGCCGGTTCCACAAAGGCGAGTTTCGCCGAGCTGTGTGGCATCAGCCCGGCCCAGCTAAGCCAAATGCTCAAAGGTGTTCGCAACGTTGGCGATAGAATGGCTCGTAAAATTGAGACCGCGATGAATCTGCCGAATGGCTGGATGGATGCCGTTCAGGGCCATATAACCCATAGCGATGAGATTGAATTTGCTGGTTCTATCCGAAGCGGTTATGTTCCGGTGGTAGGCGAAGCCATCTTAGGGGTTGATGGATCAGTGGATATGATTGAGTTTCGCGCAGGATGGTTGCGCATTTACAGTGGAGACAAGGATGCATACGGACTCAAGGTTAAAGGGGATAGCATGTGGCCCCGCATACAGTCCGGCGAATATGTTGTGATCGAGCCGAACACCTGCGTTCACATTGGTGACGAAGTTTTTGTAAGGACCAAAGACGGCCATAACATGATTAAGATAATGAATAAAACCCGTGACGGTGATTTCCAGTTCACTAGCGTTAACAGCGACCACCGTCCTATAACTCTAAGTCCAGAGCTTGTAGAGAAGATGCACTACGTTTCAGCCATCGTGAAGCATACTAGGTATGTGGATCAGGACGACGTTCCGAGGGTGGATGGCTCCGGCATTTAAAAAATCATTTACTTTACCACTTACATTTCAGGCGGTGTTTATGGATGAGAACAACAAAAGCAGTAATGACCTAAGTGAATTATCAAGGAAGATAACCCTAAAAATGCTACAAGACCACTTATCTGATTGTGGTTTCAGTGATGAAAAGATAGTTTGCGCCGCTTGTGGTCACCATGAGTTCATGTTACCTATCGGTGAAGTCAGAGATAATGAGAAATATCCCTGCGTAGTTACAATGCCCATCCCATTTAGATCAGGTAAGGGCATTTGGAGCTTTATCGCGATTTGCGACAAGTGTTCCAATACACTTTTCTACAATGTAATGGTAATCACCACCAGGCTGCAGGCGAAAGGCGTTTTATGAACGTTGTCTCATTCGATGATATCATCATGGACACTCCGGTGGATTTTTTTCAGCGGCGAGAATTCTGTGAGAGCTGGCAAGGTGATATACTTGAGAATACTGAAGGTAACTCTGCATTCATTCCTGAATACATCATCATCAACACTGAAGCAAGGAGGGTGATCATGAGTATTGATTTTTCAAAACCACCTAGCCTTGGCGTTTTAATCGGCATCTGCCTTACCATGCTGGGTTCGATAGCTCTCATTGGGTGGACTTTCTATTCAATGACTCACACGGACATCTCTGAGATTCGTACAGAACTATCATCCACCAAAGACGGTGCAGGAGATGCTGTAGACAAGCTGAGAGAAGATAACAAACAGGACTTCATCCGGCTAAGTGATAAACTGGATATCATCTCTTCTAAGCTAGATGCCAAAATTGAAAAAACATCTGAAAAAACAGATGCTAAGCTAGATAAAATAAATGAGTCTCTTGATTTGTTAAGAGCAAAGCAATGAACTATCACCCGGCCACCGCGCCGGGTTTTTTTTGCCTATTCAGCCCATCCCTCAGTAGCTCGCTTCTCCAGAAGCTCCTTTACCCTATCCATATTCTTCCGCTTCTTCATAATCGTAATCAGCTGCCGGTATCCGTGGTGAGCTGGCACAAAGAACTCCTGCCCAGGGCAATCACTTTCCCACTTCTCTTTTAAAGCTTCAAAAGCCAGTGGCGCGAATGCTACTGACTGTTCGCACAGTTGTATCGCTCTTTCAAGATGATCAGCCTCATCTCTCAGCTTGTAATGCGCCTTGATCTGCTCTTGCAATTCAAAGTGCACCCGCACCTTCTGGCCTGCCGACAGCCAGCGCAACTGCTCTATCCACTCGTTAATATCCACACCACCTCCAAATCCGCAATCGTATCTACAAAATTTACATGACATCGGCGCTCTTTCCCGGGCGCCTTACAGATTTCGATAAAAAAATTCTTCTTTTAATCAAAGCGCTAAACTAAACCAGAAGAATATTTAGCATTTTGCTATTGCATGTTATTTAGCATAACGCTAAATTAACTCCATCAGCAGGACGCTGGTAGCCAAACGGAACAGATTGGCATCGCTCTTTAACTTCGACGGTGCGCTGACAAAGCGCGAACAGATACCAAACGAGATGGCGTTTGGGATTGGATGAATGGCCGGGCTGACGGCCAGCAGACTTACGGCGTGGGTGGTAATTGTGCCACTGCATGCGGCGGTGTAGGGCTAAATACCCCACGGCTATCGAGTAAACCGCAAGCGGGAGATCAGCACCCGCCATCCAATCACCAAAGCCATTTCACACGAGGACAAAGCCATGACGGTTATCCAATACGGTTCTTCAGTATCAGCTGGTAACGCTAAAACTCGCCGTCATGAGCGGCGCAGAAAGCTCGCCATTGAGCGTGACGCTATCAGCAATATCATCGACTCCATTTTAGGTTGCGAGGCTCCTGACGCTTCTCAGGGCGAATCACGCAAGCATGCAAGTCGCGTTGACCGAGCCACTTCGCTCGTATCTCTACGCGATTACCAGAAGCCGGAAGTAACCGAACGCAAGCGTAACCCGGCATACAAGAAGCCGGTTAACCACCCTACCCACTTGATTAACGCGCACCAGAAAATGCGCGGCAAATCGATTCCATTAATTTGAGGTGATATATGGAAGAAGAATTTGAAGAGTTCGATGAACATCCACAGGATGTGATGGAACAATACCAGGACTATCCGTATGACTACGACTATTGATAAGAATCAATGGTGTGGACAATTCAAAAGATGCAATGGATGCCAGCTTCAATCGGAATGTATGGTTAAACCTGATGAAATGGCACTTGTTAGAGAGGATGGGAAGATTGTCGATAAATGGGCAATCAGAACCACGGCAATGATTGCCAGGGAGCTGGAGAAACTAAAGGCCGCATAGTCGGCCTTTCTTTTTGGCAGCAAGCCACTTATTTGAGGTGAGATATGAAAGAGTTTAAAGGTACGCCGGGGCCGTGGCATGTAACTCGCGGTGATGTGCTTGATCGAAATGGCCGGATGGTTGCCTCGGTTGAGGGGTTTTGCCCTGGAGAAAATGAGGATTATGACGCTGATTTGATAGCCGCGGCTCCTGACCTTCTCGAAGCGCTTCAGGGGTTCGTTGATTTATTCCATGATGTAATCGACGGCGACGCAATCATGCCAGCGCTTGATAAGGCTTACGCAGCAATAGCTAAAGCCATCGGCGAGGAGGAGTGAATGGAAGAGAACAAATACATCGTAGAAGTCATTGAGCGTAAATCTGGCGAGGTGATTAAGCACTTTGAATATGACAACTACAGGAAAGCCGATCGCGTTGAAGAGGGGCTGCTGCGACAAACAAATCTCAGGGATTTCGATGTTGTGCTTCGCAAGGAATAGCAGCCGATAGCCGATTCATGGAGTCGGTTATCTGATGCAATCCGCATCATAACCAAGACAGGAGAGAAGATAACTGTCCTGGTTAAATGGAGAAATAACCCTTGTTGTCTGTTCGCCCCGCTAGTCGGGGCTTTTTTTCGCCTGGAGAATGCCATGTCAAAGAAAATTGAAGATTGCTATGCGCCGTATGTCCGCAACTTTCTGGAAGATAACTGGGACGATTTCGTAGATAAGCTCGCCGAAAATTATGGCGAAGACGACGCGGAAGAAATCGCCGAAGAAATCGTAAAAGGGCTGATCTGACAAAGGCCGCCTAAGCGCGGCTTTTTAAATCCCGCATATCAACAGCGCTTCATTCGAGGCGTTTTCGCTATGCCAATCATTCAAACATAAGGAATCCCACGATGACATTTGCTATCGCGGGCGGTGCCGTCTTGGGTGCCGCTCAACTCAATGAATCGCTACTCGACCTCATCACCCGCCGCATGCGCGGTATCTGCAAAACGCTTAAGGAGCTGACATGTACGGCAATCAAACAGTAAACCATCAGGCCCTTATGGCCGCGCAGAGCAAGGCGGTTATTGCCCGATTCCTCGGTGACGCCGGGATGTGGTTGCAGGCCAATCAGCAGATGAAGAAAGCAGTGAGCATGCCCTGGTATCGGAGGCCGCAATGAAGCACGTCAACCCTCGCGACATGACGGATGAGCAGTTTGCCCGCCTGATGAAAGATTTGATGAAACAGCAACCCAAACAACAGGAGCAGAAGCAATGAGACTGACCCTGAACGACGTCAAAGAAATTGAGCAGATTATCGACGCGCTGGACGCGACGGATAACGAACGCATCAGCGATGAAGTTGAGCGTCTGGCTAAGAAAGCCAACCCGTTTATTTCGGCTCTGGTGTCGATGGATACAGATGAGCATACCGCTGACGCTATCAACTACCTCGAAGGCCATAGCATCGCGTTTCAGGATGCATCCGAGGGTTGGTGGATTGATGCGCTGACCGAGCGTGTTACCGCCGAGTATGCCATCGGCATCTTCAAAGCGCGACATTCACACAGGGAGGCAGCGTAATGTCATTCGATATCGTCAGTTTCGTTAAGCAGCAGGAGCCGCTGTTTTGCGGCGCCATAACTGACCAGGCGGTCACGTGGGCTAAGGAAAGCCAGTTCGCCATTCAATATTTCCAGAAGAACGGCTTCCTCGCGAAGACAGCCATCAACAACCCTACCAGCGCACAGAACGCCATCATCAACGTTGCGGCCATCGGCATCACGCTGAACCCGGCGAGCAAGCTGGCGTACCTGGTGCCCCGAGATGGGATGGTATGTCTCGACATCAGCTACATGGGCCTGCTTCATCTGGCTCAGTCGTCCGGCTCAATTAAGTGGGGTCAGTGCAAACTGGTATGCGCCAACGATACATACGAATCCAATGGACTGGATAAGGCGCCCACGCACAAATACAACGCGTTCGGTGACCGCGGAGAAGTGGTCGGCGGTTATTGCACCGTCAAAACGCCTGATGGTGATTACCTCACGGAAGAGATGAGTCTTGCAGAAATTAAAGCCGTGGAAGCTACCAGCAAGGCCAAGAATGGCCCGTGGAAAACGTTTTGGGAAGAAATGGCGCGCAAGACGATAGTTAAGCGGGCCCACAAATACTGGCCTAAAACTCCGCGTCTGGATAACGCGATTCACCTGCTTAACGATGATGAAGGGATGCATCAGGAGCCGGTAATGGCTTACCACTCAGAAGAGCAAATCAGGGAAGACGAGCGCAAGCGCCAGCAGGAGGTCATCGATAAAGCCTACGCGCTTTGCGATGAAATGGCTCAGTCAGAAACCATGGACGAACTGAAACGGAAATTTGCAGAGGCGTACAAGCTGACATCCGGCATGAAATTGCAGCAAAACGTCCAGGCAGTCTACGCAGAATGCAAAGTGAAACTGGAGGCGGCCAATGAGCAAACTGTATGAGGTTGCCAGCGACTACGCCAGGCTGATGGATGCCGATATCGACCCGGAAGCAATGGCAGACACCCTCGAAGGAATTGAGGGTAAGCTTGCCGATAAAATCGAGCAACTGCTTGCTATCTGCAAAAACGAATCGACGTATGCGGAGCGCCTCAGGGATGAGGCAAAGAACCTGACCGAGCGAGCGGTGAGTATTGAAAACAAGGTTGCCAGCATCCGCGCCTACATCGCCACATCACTCGAAACCGCCGGTAAGAAATCAATTCGGGCCGGTATTCACCAGGTAACAGTCCGCGCGCCTTGTCGTTCAGTAGAGATAACCGACAGCGCCCTTCTCCCACCTGAATACGTCGAATACGACACGGTGATTAAGCCGGATAAGCTGGCTATCAAGCACCTGCTTGAGGGCGGCAAGGATGTTCCTGGCGCGATACTAAAGACCGGCAAGCCATCACTGTTAATCAGGTAGCCGCCATGAGCGAGCCATTCAAAAAACTCCGTGGCAATCAGCAAACGCTGGGCCGCAACTGGACTACCAAAGAGCTAACCCTCATCAAATCCCTGGCTGGCACCGTCCACCCTAAAGTCATCGCCCGCCAGTTAAACCGCTCATACGAATCTATCCGCCAGATGGCAAAGCGCGAGCACATCAGCCTGCGTCGCGTTTAATCGTGCGCCACGGACGGCGCGAGGAAAAATCCATGATTACACATGACCCGCTTATCACACCAAGCGAGCTGGCCGCTCGCGTCAAATCTCAGCCGATGCCGAGCCGCGAAGAGCTTATGAAACGCAACAGCTTCGGCTCTGTGAATAACAACCGCTATCTGAATCGCTGGTTTGGAGCGAAGAAATGAACAACGACGAATTAATCGCAGCCGGTCACGAGCTGGCGAAGTGTCTCGACAGCAATACGCCGCTGCTGGATATCGCGAAGCTGCTGAGCAAGATGGCGACTCAACTCGACGTTACCACCGCGGCGCTGCGCGAAAAGACGAAGCAGTGCGAGCAGTTGGCTGCGGAGAATGCAAAGCTTGCTGATTGCGCAAACTTCTATCGACTCGGATTTAAGCCGGTAAGGGGTAGTTTTGGTATTGAGTATCGACCAACAGAGCAGCTCCTTGACGATTGCGGTAATACCGCGCTTGACGCTATCAAAACCCCCGCCACCGACGCATTCCTGCGCGAAGTAAGGGCTCAAGCGGTTGAAGCGTATGCTGACAGCAAATACTGCCAGGAGGAAAGCCAGTCTGGCGCTCATGAGTTCGCCGCCCAGCTGCGCAACGAGGTGAAGGGATGAGACGGTATTCCAACTCGAAAGCGCGTATTGAGAAGAAGGTATCTAAGGTCGCTAAAGATCTATTGCTGGCGCTCTATCC